GTAACGTGTATCCATTGAGACTTCTGAGTTAACATCTTGTTTTTGAGCCATACCTTGGGATACTATAATAGGTCTAGGTAGGTTCGTTCTTTCTGCGTATCTAACAATGAAATTGGCGAATTCGTCATAATAAGGTGACCAAACCAATAAAGAAAGCATGGTTAAGAAACCTTGCATACGTGTAGCAGGATCATGTTGTTCTGGATTAAAAAGTATAGCGTCTTTAATTTTAGAATAATCAAACAGGTAAACATAAAAAGGATCCTCTTTGAAACATGTGAGGCCTAAAAACGTCAATCCAACCACAGATGAAAAGACTTTCCATTTCTGCGGATTTTTATAATCAATCGCCATACCGAATTGCTCGAATATAGAATGTTTCTGTGCACCATCTGATAAGAAATCGAAAGTATCGTCATGGGACATTCCTGTGTCATCTGAATAAAATTTGGCTCTAAAATGTTCAAACATAGCCTTATAAGATATCGTTTTACCATATTTCTTTCTATAACCACATATGATTTCATAAAAAACAATCAATATATGGCCCACAGTATTATCTACCGTGGTGTTTTCCCCTCCGGACAATTGATTTAAGTTAAAGCGGGCAACAGTGCCATCCGGTAACAAGACTTGAGGGTAGAAATAGTTTTGAGCCATGCTCATATAAACTCGTTCTTCGTCTTCGTCCAAGTCTAAGAATTTCTTTCTAAAATAGAACATAAATTCCTTCAAAGAATAGCCTTTGTCCCACCACGTAACATCATATTCTATAATATGGTGGAAAATGTCTAAGAATTTCATTAATTCATGGTATCCTAGGTGGTGGTAGTTAAAACCGTAAGCAGACAAAGGAACTTTTTTAAAGTGCTCATTAAAGGTTTGAGAAAATATCTTTTCCAAAGAAGGTAAAATACCGGTCCTGCGACATAAGAACGCATCTTGTTTGCTTTTATTTTATCTTTAGGTAACATCTCTTTTTTCATGTTGAGGAGCCATTTGACAGCAGATAAGGGTTCATTAAGAAACATTGAATATATTTCATCTGGTATCTCACCCTTTTTATCAAAAAACAAATTGGCTGGATAGCCAGGAGCTGATTTCATATTAACAAACAAGTTTTCATATTCCGGTTTATGGATAGGTATATACTGTCTTATAAATTCAAAGAGATATTCTACTGCCAAATTAAAGTCATCGTTATTTGGTATTTTTGGCTCTCGATCGTAGCCAGTTATTGCCAATTTTGTATTTTCGAGAGTCCTGCGAACATAAGCAGATTTGGGTTCATGATTTGTCAGTTCTCGAACTATTGGATCTATAGGGTATGTATCTGGAGTATCATATATTTTAT